GTACAGGTACAATTACAAAACCCATAATAGAAGTCTTATTAAATGATTTTAAATCAGGTACTTGTCCTAACATTTCATTACGAGGTTTCATATTAATTACTGGTGATGATAGTCTAATAAATCCAACTATCTTTTGTGTGTTAGTTTCCATAACAACTATCTTTAAATTCTTACCAGGTACACTTGACATATTTGTATGAGAGGAAACCATATTTAAAAGCTTATCAAATCTCTCATTGACTATTACTTTTATTTCAAAGTTCATTTTCTCTGGTGGCATATCGTTGTCATTAAATAAATCTTCTTCAGGACCATCATCAAATAATGTACCAGCTGAATTGTTTGTTTCTAATTGAGAAAGCTTTTGATCTCTCATATACTGATCTATTCTATCAAACTGACTAAAATAGTCATTGAATATACCAGCACAATATAAAGCTTGTTCTCTATCTAGGATTTTCATTATTCCATCTTTTAAGTAACCAAATAGGTATAATATACACTATTACCATAAAAATGGCAACCATTAATCCTACTCCAAACATTTCAATCATACTTCATTTCCCCAATAGTCCCAATTTTTAAATGGCTTTTTTCTAGCAAACAACTCTATGTATGGACCATCTACAAGAGCTTCAATCTCTTTGTGTAATAATGGTTTCTCGGAATGTCGACCTCTTTCCTGTACCACTAATTGTTTTACACCCATTGATTTTCTTTTTGGTTTGCCTTTAGTAGCCAACAAACACATTTCAGGATTGGCTCTAGTCCAATAACCTAAACCTGTAAAGAAACCCATTTTAGTTCGATTCGTTTTTGCCCAAGTAAATCCAACTGTCTTATACTTGAAGCCCCAGGCGTCAATAACTTTAAACGCCTGGTCTAAAAGTGGATCTACAACCCACATTAAAAGGACTGCATCGTCCTTAGCAATTCGGTCAACAGGTAACCGAATAATGTCAGCGATAGACATACAAGGATAATGTCTTTCAGGACTTTTATCCTTTCCTTTGTTACTATACGTTTTAAAATACCACGGAGGGTCAGCATATATTACTCCATATTGTTTGTTAGTTTGAAAGTCCATAAGCCTGTATAAAATATCTAATCATTAATATTATTATTAAGAATTGAGGTATACTTAAATTAGTTCTAGCAGCCAATATGGCTCCTGTGGCAAAACCCCAATGTAAAGTTATTAATAATAAAAATAAACCTGTTATCATCCAAAAAATGCCTCTAAACTGGCCTTTTCTTCGTGTTCCCAACCAATCGCCTGTAATATAAATCTCATAGGATCTAAAAATGTTTTTTCAAATTGTGTTTCATAATCAATATATTCTTTGAGTTTAAACTCTTTAGGTAGTTTAGTAATATAACTTATTACATCAAATTTAAATGGATTTGCCTCTAGTAATTTTAAAAACTTGATTTTATCACCCTCTTGTATGTAAGGGTATTTGTTTTGTAACTTAAATTGTTTTAGTTGATGATTATAAATCAAAGCACCTTTAACGTGAATAGGTGTGCCTTTAATAAACACATCATTAGCGTGTTTGTATTTTCTTAAATTATTACAACTTCTAGGAAAAGATATTTGTTCAGCCGACATTTGAAAAAACTCTTTTTTAAATTCAGAAATAAAATTGTGTAAATCAGATTGTTCTTTAGACATAATAATCTTAATGGCTTCTTTAATCTTACCTCTACAAACTTGTGGTGTTGATGACTTAACTGCTTCAATACCCATAATCTTTAATTTAGGATCAGATAGTCTAACGCCTTCTTCATCTAATACATTTAACATATATCTTTTTTTAGCTACCCATATACCTTTATTGGCAATTACTTCTCGTTTCATTACCATACAATTTTTAAAAGCATTTGTATAATCAGACAATTCATCAAAACATTTTTCTAAAAATGGTTCTATTCTACTATCTACAACCTTGTTTAAGAAATTACATATCTGTTCATTGTCTTTACCCTCACAAGTTTTTTCTACTAACTTGTCAAGTGTTACATAAATTGAATCTGTATCAGACGCCACAATATAATCTAACTTATCGTGTGTTTTTAATATTTTATTTAAATATTCATTTACTTTACTTTCAATAAAACGAATAATAAACTGGCCTGCCGTTGTAATGGCACTTGCCTGTCTTACATCATAATATCTAAAGTATTGATTGCCTACGGCACCATAAGCACTATTGAGAGCAATCTTTCTAGCCCATTGAATATTGTGACAACGAGATATTTCTCTTACAAGTTTAGGATCTTTTGTTTTTTCATATTCTTTTTTTGCCTTTAACATTCGTTTCTTGTAAATAACTCGTTCATTGTACATTGTTTCCATCATTTCAGGTAAAAAACCTTGACCATCTGTTTTAAATAAAGCACCATTAGGTGTTATACAAGCGCCTTCAGTTTTTAAATGAGTGAGTGGTGTCCTTTGTTCTAACATTTTATTCACTGAAACGCCAGATGATTTAACTCCTATAATCTTTTCGGGAGAAATATTATACTGTATGATAATATGAGGATATAGAGAGTTAATATCAAACGACACCACCCATTTGTGTTGACCAAGTTGAGGTTCTTTTACATAAGCGCCTTCGTATTTTGTTTCTTTTAAATGTTCTTCTCTTGGAGGCACACAAATATTTTTTTTCATTAAATGGTTTGCTATCAAAGTGTCCCATACTCTAACTTGTGAAAATATATCACCATAGTTTACTTTACTTTCATAAGCAACGGTTAATGACAAGTCAATTAGGCCTAGTTTATCTTCTAGTCCATCAACAATTTCTACGTCTTGTATATTGTAATCAACAAACGATTGAAAGTCTTTAGTATACCATTCTTTAAATGTATCATATGGCATATCATCTTTACCACGGCCAAGTTCTAACTCACCGATAAAGTCAAGTTTATAACTTTCTTGTCTTTGTGGTACAAACCATTTGTATAAGTCCAAGTAATCTAAATTTGTAATACCATAAATTGTATATACGGTTTGAGGTCTACCTCTTACAACAATCTCCTCACTTTTAATTAAACCCCAAGGCGACATTTTATTGGCCACTTTATCGCCAGCAATCATTTTAATTCTATTCATCAAGTAAGGTAAGTCAAAGAATTTTGTATTCCAACCAGTAATTACATCTGGATAGTTCTTAATCCAAAACTTCATAAACTCAAATAATAACTGATTTTCATTCTTACATTGAACGTAAGTTACATCTGATCTATCAGTTTTATATTCACCTGTACCCCAAGTAATAATTTGTTTGTTAGATTGATTTTTAACTGTAATACAAAGTAATTCTTCAATAGGATTTTCCACATCAGGAAAACCATTTTCACAACTTGTTTCAATATCAAGTGTGAAGATTTTAATATGATCTTTATCCCATTTAATATCTTCAGGATATTCTTTACCAATATATTGATAATGGTATCTTTCTAATCCGTAAATAGGTGAATTTTGAGTTACAACTTCTCGTCTAAACTTACGAGCAGAGTCTATGTTTTTAAATGTGATTGGTTTTAAATATTGGCCTTGTAAATTTTTATATTCAGTTTCTTGTTGTGTTAAAGCATATAGAGTAGGACCAAAATCTAACTTTTCTTTAAAGTCTTTACCCTCGTGTATACCTCTTACAAGAAGTTTGCCTTTGTGTTCAATTACTGATTTATAAAAATTCATTATAAGTCTTTTAATAATGTAGCTATCAAACCATTATGTTTTTTAGTCAATGTAATTTGACAAGATAATCTACTTTGTTTAGGTTTAAATTCAGGTTCATATTCTAACAATTCAATTTCAGCTGTATCTGTAGGTATAGATTCATAATACCTTTCATCAATATGTACGTGACAAGTAGCACAAGCACAACTACCAGAACAATCTGCTGGTATTTCTGGTATGGATACTTTTGAATAATCTCTAGCAGCCTTCATTAGAGTAGTGCCTTCAGGCACATCAACTGTTATCTTTGAGCCATCACGTACAAAGTAAACAGTTATCACTAATCTAATTTAGGTAATTTAGTTTCTGTAATTAATCCTGGTGATGTTAAAATACTACTTGTATTTTTTTGATATGATTTTAAAATATCTTCTTTAGGATCTGTTATGAATACAACTTTGTCTTTTGATACCGTAACAGTATCACTTTTACCAAAAGCATTATATAATGACATCATTAATTGTATTGGTTGGCCTGGTGCCGATTGTTGAGGTATAATAACAAATGCTTTGTTTAAATTTACACCTTGGTCGTCTTCTTCTACTCTAGCGATTACATCTTCGCCAGTAGCTAGTCTTAATATTTTCACGTCTGACATAATATTTCTCCTTATTGTTTATAATATAACATAAATTGACTAAATTGTCAATGTTATTTCTTTTCAAAACCCACTTTGTCTTGTTTACCTTCTTTTTCAATAGGTCTTAATCTCTTACTTAATACAAATGTTCTATTAGGGTTGACACTTACATTCATTTGTCGCATTAATTCTCTATTAACTAATATATCTGAGCCTGATCGTGGTCTTTGGTCTAAACCAAATTCAATATCTTTATATGTAAAACCATTAAATGTAATATCTAATAATATCGTTGGTCTAATTTCTGATGGCTCTTCACCGTCAGCATTTGCTCTGTAAACTTTGCTTGTGCCGTGTCTTGGTTTAGTATAAGTTTTTCCATCATACTTCCACTTAACTACCTTACCATCTTCTATGATTTCATCAGCGTGTAAAGCACAAGCAAGTGAACCATTTCCTGTATCAAATTTTGCTCTAACTTTTCCTAGTTCATCTAGTTCAACAGTTTCTAACCAACCACATTCACTATTTGCTTGTCTATCCCAATGGCTTCTTTTTGATACCCAATCTATAATGTCATACATTAATTCTTCGCCACCAATAGCACCAGACGGTTCTGGTTCTGAATAATAGTCTTTATATTGATAGCCTTCGTATTCAGCACCTGAACCTGGACTACCATTAATTTCTAATACATATGGTTTACCTTTGTAGATAATGTGATCAACACCGACTAGATATGCCTTTGAAGCTCTAGCGGCCTTTAATATGATCTCTTGTTCTTCTTCACTTAATTTGTATGGTTTTGGTGTAGCGCCTCTATGAGTGTTGGATCTAAACTCACCTTTAGCGGCTATTCTATTTGTTGACGCAAAGATTTTGTTATCTACGACTAAGGTTCTTATATCACCATCTACTTCCATATATTCTTGTATTAATACTTCTGCATCGTGTTTCCATAATGCTTGAATTGTAGAAACTAAACTATCCATAGTTTCAATTTTAATTACACCAATACCTTGTGTACCAGTTAATGTTTTAAGTATAATAGGAAACTTATTACCAACTAATTTTACAGCGTCTTCTATATTTTTTTCATTAGATACAAATGCTGTTCTTGGTGTAGGTATACCAAACTTTTCAAATAGTAATGCTGTTGTTAATTTATTATCACAAGTCAGCATAGCTGATCGTGTATTTAACATAAATGCTGATGAGTTTTGAAAGGCTGATAATAATGATAAACCAGCTTCGTCTTCAATAGAACCTGCTCGTGTAACACAAACAGTATCTTTACCTATAAATGTGTGTTCGGAATCTTTACCATCATAATTATAAATGGTTAAAGTATTTTTATCTTCGTCTTTACCTGTGATGATGGCGTGTTTTGTATTAATAACAACACACTCAAAACCTTTTTTCTTACAAGCTTTTTCAATTAGACCTACAGTAAGTTCTTTTTTAGGTGTTTCGCCAGCTTTTTGTTTTTTAACGTTGGGATTAGACT